ATGCTGCTGTACGCCGCCGGCATGTCGATCTGGGCTGCTGGCGCGTTTGGCTGCCTGACAGCCATGGCCGGCGCCGACGTGGCCATCGGTCTGTACGAACGCTGGGCCGCCAAGCGCATTGGCTTGAGTGAAGCTCCGCCGCGCGATACCTCATCCGAACAATGATCATTGCCACGAGAACCACAGACCATGAATGACGAAGACCTAGCGGCGCTGAACAGGCTTATTGCCGCGCTGCAAGTGCAGACCGACAGCCAGACGGCTTTGAATGCATCAATCAGATTGCTGGCTCAAAGCAATCAGGCGCTAGTCGACCTGATCAAAAGTCGTGAGCCTGACCCGAATGCTCCACCCTACCTGGACGGCACGCCGGCGCCCTGAACGCGTAGGTTTCCCTTTCCGGAAATCACCAACCGAGCAACACCCACAACCCCGCATCCGCGGGTTTTTTAATGTTCGCTGGAGAACGCCAGATGTCGATCCTTACCCAAGGTACTCAAATTTTTGCCCTCGTTCCGCCGACCACCGGTTCCGGTTCTTACACCGTGCTGGAAGTCGAACATGCCACTTCTTTCGATCCGGGCGGTGCACCTGCCGAACAGATCGAAGACACCACGCTCGATGCCCAGGAGCGCACCTACAAGAAAGGCCTGCGTACGCCTGGCACTGCCAGCCTGGGTCTGAATGCCGATCCGACCAATGCCAGCCACATCCGTTTGCATCAGCTTTCCGAAGCCAACGGTGATACCAGCATCAAATGGGTGGTGGGTTGGTCTGACGGCAAAGGCGTGCTGCCGACCGTCAATACTCAAGGTGTCGACTTCGAGCTGCCGACCACCCGCACCTGGTTCACGTTTGACGGTTATGTCTCCGACTTCCCGTTCAATTTCGCCTTGAACGCTGTCGTGACCACAACCGTCACTATTCAACGTACCGGCGGTTCCGCCTGGATCAAGAAGGCCTGAGTCACGTCATGAACCTCGAACAATTGAAAGCCAAGGGCGGGATTGTCGATGTCCGGCCCGTCAAGAAAGAAGTGAGCTGGAAGCATCTGGATGCCGAATCGGGCAAAGAAGTGACCGACTCGTTCACGTTGCATATCCGCCGCCAGTCGTTCGGGGTCATCGAGCGACTCTTTGCACAGGATGAATCCGAGCAAAGCCGCAATGCAAGCTATCTCGCAGCCTGCGTTTCGCTCGGGGACGACGGTACGCAAGCGCTCGGCTACGACGATGCCTACAACCTTGAGCCATCGTTGGGGTTCCTGATGCTCAACGCCGTCAATGAAGTCAATGGCACTGGCGGTGTTGCAGCAAAAAACTGACGGCCGCCGATGAGTTCTGGCACGAGCTGGTGCTGAACGGAGTCGGCGGCCGGACGATTGCCGAAGCAAAGGAACGCATGACCTACCACGAAGCCCTGGCGTGGGGCCGCTATATCGATCGATATGGCTCGCTCCACACCGGTAGGCGGCTGGAGGCGGGCAGTGCACTGGTCGCGCTGCAAACCCACCGGCTGGGTGGCGGGATGGCTGAGTTGCTGGATTTCATGCCTCATGAGCAACGTCAGGGGCTTTCCCTTGAACATGCGATTGAGCAATGGCGCTAGGCGTTCAATACCATGACCCGCTCCGGCGGGTTTTTTCTTAACCCGGAGAACAACGCATGGCAGTTACTTCTTCAGCAGGGTTGACGCCTGATCTCAATGGCCTTGAACAAGCCTGGACTCAGGCATCACGTATCACTGAACAAAAACTTCGCCAGATGCAAAAGCAGATCGAGGATGCGGCGAAGAAAATCGGCGTGACGCTGCATGCGTCCGCCAACTCGATTGCTCAAGCGAATATCGCAACCTATGTCGACGTTCAAGAGCAAGCCAGTAAGCAAATCAATTACTCAGACGATTTCGACAAGCTACGACGTAATGGCGCTCTTGCTGCTACGCAAGTCGGAATGGGGGGCCGCGAAAGTGCGCGGGCGCAGGCGCTGAGTGATATCGATCAGAAATACGCAACTTCGCGCAAAGCGCTGGATGATTCTGCGCCCCAAGACAGCGACGACTACGGTAATAAACTTGCGGCGTTGAAATCCGAACACGACGCAATGACCCTTCAGGTCCAGAGCAATTACGAGTCGATGACCGAGGCTCAGGGTAACTGGATCAACGGGGCCACCTCGGCCTGGGATGACTACCTCGACAAGTCCGGTAACGTGGCTGGAAAGTCCAAGGAAGTCTTCACCAAGGCTTTTGAAACCATGGGTGATGCAGTCACCACATTCGCCCTGACAGGGAAGTTCTCGTTTTCCGATTTTGCCAAATCAGTGCTCAGCGATATGGCCAAGCTGGCTGCGCAAACAGCGATGTCCACAGGTTTGAGTTCGTTGTTTGGTCTGGTGGGTTCGGCGGCGTCGGCGTATTTCACAGGTGGCAGTGCAGCACCTGGCATATCGAGTGGCGATCTGGACGGGAATAGTTACGTTTTCAATCCTGAGTTGTCGTTGGGGGCTGACTTCAAGTTTGCCAAGGGGGGCGCCTTCACCAACGGTGTCGCCACCGCACCTAGCCTCGCTCCGATGGCGATGTTCGGCGAAGCCGGGCCTGAAGCCATCATGCCACTAAGCCGAGGCTCCGATGGCTCCCTCGGTGTGCAAGTACAGGGCGGTAGTCTTGGAGCCACCAGCAATCACCAAGTGGTCATTCAGCAAACAATCAATGTGGGTGACGGTTCGGGAGGCAGTTCGGCTGCCGGCCTGGATTCGCAGTCAGTCGCCAAGGCTTACGCCGGCGCCGCGAAACAGGGAGCGGCGGAGCAGATTGCCCGTGACCTGAAACCAGGCGGCCAGATTTGGTCCGCCATCAACGGCCGCTGATGATCAGCGGTCGCCATTGCTCACGCACGGAGAAAACATGACGACAGAAGTATTCACTTGGATTCCGAAAATAGAGCCCGTCGGCAACGTTGAATTTCGACTCAAGTCGGCGAAGTTCGGTGATGGCTATCAGCAAGTGGCGCAGGACGGGATCAACAACAGAGCCCAGTTCTGGCCGCTGACGTTTGTCGGGGATGAGGCTCGGATCAAAGCCATCGTCCAGTTTCTCGATCGCCACGCTGGCGCCACGTCGTTTTACTGGACTGCGCCACTTGGCGAACCGGCCCTCTACCGTTGCAAGGGTTATCAGCCCAGCCCGCTGGGGGCTGGGTTGTACAGCCTTGCGGCAACGTTCGAGCAAGCCTTTCATCCATAAGACGCTGGCGCGCTGGATGCCGTAACTACGACCTCGCCTCAAGCGGGGTTTTATTTGTCCGGAGACTGACATGTCCATTACCGCAGATATCCAGGCTCTGGAGCCTGGCGCTTGGGTCGAACTGTTCGAGCTCGATGCCATCAGCCTCGGCGCCGAGTCGTACCGTTTTCATGGTTATCCCCAGCAAGCCTCGATTTTCTGGCAAGGGCTTGAGTATTCACCTTGGCCGATCCTGGCTGAAGGTTTCGAAATGACCGGTCAGGGGACACAGCCGACGCCGTCGTTGTCGGTGGGCAACGTAGGCGGGTTCATTACGGCTCTGGTGCTGTATTTCGACGATCTGGTCGGGGCGCGGTTGATTCGTCATCGCACCTTGGGCAAGTACCTTGATGGCCAGCCTGAAGCCGACCCTGAAGAAGAGTTGCCGCCCGACCTATGGTTCATCGAGCGCAAGGTTAGTGAAGACAGTGAAGTCGTGAAGTTCGAGCTGGCCAGTGCACTGGATTTCAATGGTGTGCAGCTGCCACGTCGGCAGATCGTCGCCAACGTGTGCTGGTGGCTCAGTTGCGGTGGTTATCGCGGCCCCTACTGCGGTTACAACGGTGGTCCGGTGGCAGACGCCAATGACGTGATCGTCACTGATGCTGCCAAGGACAAATGCGGGGGACGCCTGAGCAGTTGCAAGCTGCGTTTCGGCGAAAACAGTCCACTGCCATACGGCTCATTTCCCGCCGCTGGCCTGGTGCGGAGCTGATCATGAACAAGGCAATTCTGGCCGCCATCGAGCGTCATGCTGTCGCGCAATATCCCAACGAGTGTTGCGGTCTGTTGATTCGCGCAGGGCATAAGCAGCGCTACGTTCCGTGCCGTAATATCGCGACCACCCCCAGCGAGCACTTTCGTCTGGCCCCTCAGGATTATGCCGCGGCTGAAGAGTGCGGCGAGGTCCTCGCGGTGGTGCACAGTCATCCGGATTATCCGGCGACAGCCAGCGAAGCGGACCGGGTTGCCTGTGAAGCCTCCGGTTTGCTCTGGCACATACTGGAAGTACGTAAAGGCGATGACGGGAAGGTTCGTAAAGGTGAACTGTCCAGCATCGCGCCCACGGGTTATCTGGCGCCCTTGATCGGGCGAGATTTTGTCCACGGCGTGCATGACTGCCTGACCATCGTCCTCGATTACTACCGACGGGAAATGGGCATAGAGCTTGGCAACTATCAGCGCGAAGACGGCTGGTGGGACAAGGGTGGCAACCTTTATCTGGAAAACCTGCCCGCCGCCGGTTTCGAACAGGTCAGCCGACTGCAGCAAGGCGATGTAGTGTTAATGCAGATTCGTTCGCCAGTACCCAACCATGCGGCGATCTATCTGGAAGACGGCGTGCTCAATAGCGAGCCGGATCACTTTCCGGCGCCGGGGTCGATTCTGCACCACTTGTACGGACGAGACAGCAGGCGCGATACCTATGGCGGTTATTGGGGAGAGGTAACAGTGAGTTGCTGGCGGCATCGATCAAAGATGTCCAGCGCTGCCACCTGATCCCGAATCAAAGGTTTAACACCACATTGGAGGTCTTCTCCTGGAGTCGTGAGATGAATCAGCAAAAACTCAGGACCATTCGCCTCTACGGCACCTTGGGGGCCAGTTTTGGTCGTGTTCACCGGCTGGCCGTCAGCAACGCGGCGGAAGCGATTCATGCACTGTGCATTTTGATACCGGGGTTCGAGCGCTTCCTGATGGAGTCGAAGGACAGAGGACTGACTTATTCGGTTTTTCTGGGGCGAAACAACATCAGTCAGGACCGACTCAAGGCACCTAGCGGCAAAACCGATATCCGTATCGCGCCCGTAATCATCGGGAGCAAGCGGGCGGGGTCGTTGCAGACCATCATCGGGGTCGCGCTGATCGTTGCGGCCTCTTATTTCACTGGTGGGATGGCATCGGGTGGCTCGGGGTTGTTAGGCGCAGGCGCCGGTACGGGCTGGACTGCGGCGGCAAACTTCGGGATTGCGATGGCAATGGGCGGCGTCATGCAAATGATTTCGCCGCAGGCCAAGGGACTGGGTTCAATTGACACCCCTAGGAATCGTGCCAGCTACAGCTTCAATGGCCCGGTCAATACCAGCGCTCAAGGTAATCCTGTGGGTCTTCTTTATGGGCAGGCAATCGTTGGTAGCGCAGTGATCAGTGCCGGTATCTATGCGCAGGATCAACTGTAGAGAGCGGCTTTTTAGTGCCGGAGATATCTATGGCAATGGAAACAGAGCAACAAAAGATACAGACGGTCCTGCTATCCGGATCCTTGGCACGGTTGTTTGGACGTGAGCATCGGGTGACGACCGCCGGCGGTTTTCGGGATGTCATGGGTTACTTCAAACAGTTTCCCGGTTTCGAGCGGTACATGAATGAAAGTGCAGGAAAAGGACTGCGATTTGCGCTTTTCAATGGTCGGGAAAACATCTCTGAAGAAGACTTGGGTAAACCGACTGGCAGAACTGTGATCCGGATCGTGCCGGTGATTGCCGGCTCAAAGCGCGCCGGATCACTGCAAACCATTATCGGCGGTGTGATGATTGCTGCCGCATTCGTGTTGTCGTTTACCCCATTCGCTGGCGCATCGCCGTTTCTGTACAAGATGGGGGCGGTGATGGCGATTGGTGGAGTATTGCAAATGCTCTCACCCCAGGCCCATGGACTAGGAGCGCAGGACAGCCCCACCAACCGCGCCAGCTACAGTTTCAATGGCCCGGTCAATACCAGCGCACAGGGAAATCCCGTGGGCCTGCTTTATGGTCAGATGATTGTCGGCAGTTCGGTCATCAGCGCTGGGATTTACGCTCAGGACCAGCTCTAGCGCCCAGCGTTTCATTGACCCCCAATCAACCCGCCCGGTGCGGGTTTTATTTCGCCTGAAGGAAAGCCATGACTGACCTCATTCTCGCTGGCAGCAAAGGTGGCGGCGCCAAGCCGCGCCCCTCCGTGGAGGCGCCAGACAGCCTGCAAAGCACGGCCTACGCTCGTATCCTCGATCTCGTCAGCGAGGGCGAGATTGTCGGTCTGAAAAACGATACTCGCTCGGTGTTTCTGGACGAAACACCGTTGGCCAACCACGACGGAAGCCTGAACTTCAGCGGTGTGACACTCGACGTTCGCACCGGTAGCCAGGACCAAGCGCATATTCCAGGTTTTCCTGCGGTGGAAAACGAAACGGCTGCGTCGGTCGAACTGCGCAGCGATCAACCCTGGACCAAGGCCTTCACCAACCTGCAACTGTCTGCCGTACGCATACGACTGGCTGTATCGCGTCTGGCACAAACCAATACCAGCAATGGTGACACCAACGGCTATACGGTCAAGTACGCCATTGATCTGGCAACTGATGGTGGTGCATTCGTCGAGGTCCTGGCGTCCGCATTTAGCGGCAAGACCACCACCAAATACGAACGCTCGCACCGCATCGATCTGCCGGCGGCCAAAAGCGGCTGGACGGTACGGGTGCGTCGCTTGACCCCCAACTCCATCAGCGGCGCCATCGCCGACACCACCAGTGTCGAGTCGAGCACCGAAGTGATCGATGCCAAGTTGCGTTATCCCGGCTCGGCCATCATCGGTGTGCAATTCGATGCGTCGCAGTTTCAGTCGATTCCCTCCCGCTCTTTTGAGCTGCTGGGTCGAATCATCCGGGTTCCGAGCAACTACAACCCACTGAGTCGCGTCTATACCGGGGTCTGGGATGGGACATTCAAGTCCGCCTGGACCGACAACCCGGCCTGGATCTATTACGATCTGTTGCTCCACCCGCGTTATGGCCTCGGACACTTGCTCAATGCGGGCCATGTCGATAAGTGGGAGCTGTATCGCATCGGCCAGTACTGCGATCAACCTGTCTCCGACGGCAAGGGCGGTACCGAACCGCGCTTTACCTGCAACCTGTATCTTTCGGTGCGCGCCGATGCGTTGAAGGTACTGCAAGACCTCGCTACGACGTTTCGAGGTATGTCTTACTGGGGCGCCGGCTCGGTCATGGCGGTGGCGGACATGCCGGAGGATCCGGTCTACACCTACTCCAACGGTAACGTCATTGACGGCAAGTTCGTCTACGGCGGGTCATCAAAGAAGACCCGGTTCACCGTCGCACTGGTCAGCTGGAATGACCCTGCGGACTTCTACCGACAAAAAGTCCAGTATGTCGACGATCCGGAAGGCATTGCCCGTTACGGTGTGCAGCAGACCGAAATCAGCGCCACCGGCTGCACCTCTCAGGCGCAGGCTCAGCGAATCGGCAAATGGGCACTGCTAACCAATCGCCTGGAAACTGAAAGTATTACTTTCACGGTCGGTCTTGACGGGACGCTGGCCCGCCCAGGGCAGATTATCCGGGTAGCCGACAATGATCGCGCGGGCCGGCGAATTGGCGGGCGCTTGCGTGCAGCAACGCTCAATATGCTTACTCTGGATGTCCAGGTCACCGCCTCTGCAGGTGACAGCATCACGTTGGTCATGCCAACGGGTAAAGCCGTATCCCGGTCGATTCAGTCGGTGGACGTCAGTGGTGATGCTCAGCGTGTGATGCTGGCTCAACCACTGACCGAGCTGCCACCTGTCCATTCGATATGGGCCATCGATTCGCCAACCCTGGCCGCGCAGCAGTTTCGTGTCATGTCGATTGCCGAAGACTTCACCGACAGCGAAATCAAGTACAGTATCAGTGCCGTCAAACATGTGCCGAGCAAATTCGGCGCCATCGACAATGGTTCCCGTATCGAGCGGCCGCCGGTGACCGTCATCCCGCCAGGCGTCCAGGCGCCACCCGGCTCGGTCACCATCAGCAATAACCACTTCGTCGATCAAGGCAGTGCTGTCGGTGTCATGACCATCGAATGGACGCGGCCGGCCAATGCTATTACCTACGAAGTTCACTGGCGCAAGAACGACAGCGAATGGGTTTTCGCCGGCCGTACCGGTGGTACGTCGATGGAAGTGCGGGGCATCTATGCCGGGCGCTACGTAGCCAAGGTCCGGGCAATCAATGCACTGGATATAGGTTCGGTCTACGCGACTTCTGTGGAAACCCAGCTTTCCGGTAAAACCACGCCGCCGCCTTCGGTGACCTTGCTCAAGGCCGAGAGCCTGCTGTTCGGAATTGGTTTGAAATGGGAGTTCCCTGTCGGGGCCGAAGACACTCAACGTACTGAAATCTGGTACGGCCCGACATCCGACAGGGCAATGGCCACGAAGTTGGCTGACCTGGCTTTTCCGCAAAGTGATTACACAATGCAAAGCCTGTTGGCAGGGGCGTCGTTTTTCTTTTGGGCGAGACTGGTCGACCGGACCGGCAATATCGGGCCTTGGTATCCCACCGGAGGGGGAGTGCTCGGGCAAGCGAGTTCCGAGGCCGGCCCGATTCTTGAGCTCATCAAGGGGCAAATCGAGGCCACGGTGCTGGGCACAAATCTGTTGGCGGAGATTGGCAAAATCTCGGGTGACAGCGATGGTTCTGTCAACGAACGCATCGAAACTGCCCGTCAGGAACTTGAAGCACTGGTTAACGAGGTGACCGATGCGCTTGCCTACGACACTGGAAAAACATACGTCAAAGGGCAAGTCGTACGACTGGATGGCCGCCTGTATTGCGCGCTCAAAGCGGTGCCGGTCAACACATCACCGCCTGATGGTCAATTCTGGTCCGATATAGGTTCGCTCAGCGAAACCACGAATGCCTTGGCACAAGAGGTGGCTCGCCAGCAAGCCTGGATTGAAACCATTGATGATGTCGTTACTGCGCAGGCGTCTTCACTTCAAGCACTGCGCGCGTCGGTGCGTGAGGAATCAGGGGAGAGTGAGCTTGTCGATGCGCTGCGTGGGTGGACGGCCACAGCGGACTTTGCTCAAGAGGTGAAGGTCCGTACCACCAATGACGAAGCATCGGGATCACGTATTTCTGCGCTGGGTGCAAGGGTCGACACCTCCGAGGCGAAGGTCAGCCAGGTTGAATCGGTGGTCGCAACCAATCAGGCTGCAACCGCTCTGCAAATCAGCACACTCAATACTCGTGTCGATGGACAGAACACGGCTATTGAAACCAGCAGCTCAATCATCAATGACACCAAGGGGAAGTTGGCTGCGTCCTGGTCGGTGAAGATGCAGTACAGCGCCAGTACGGGCCAATACATTGCCGCCGGAATCGGTCTGGGGATCGAAAACACTCCGGCAGGGTTGCAAAGCCAGTTTCTGGTCAGTGCGGATCGATTTGCAGTGGTCAATACCGTTGCTGGCGGAACACCGGCTGTGCCATTCGCGGTGCAGGGCGGACAGGTGTTCATGAATTCGGCGTTCATCCAGAACGGTTCGATCACGAACGCAAAAATCGGCAGCGCCGCCATCGGATATGCACAAATAGCCGATGCCGCGATCGGCACCGCCAAAATAGCCGATGCGCAAATCACGACAGCCAAGATTCAGGATCTGGCTGTTGATACGTTGAAGATCGCCGGTAGGGCGGTCACGTTGCCGGTGTCCTACTATGCCCAACCAACCATTGCGTTGGCTTCGACTCCCGGGACTAACAACAATGCCTGGTATACCGTTGCCAGCGTTGCCTACGTGGGTAGCGGACAACCTGCAATTATCAACTCCTCCATCCAGTTCGGTCAGGACGGCAGTTACTCACACTGGCGTTTTCTGGTGAACGGAAATGTCGTTACTCAGGGCCTGATGAGTGGTGTATCCACCACTTTGGCCGCAGCGGAAACAATAAATACCTTTTGCCTGTCTCTCGTGCAGACGCTATCCGGTAATGCTGTGCTGGAACTGCAATGTTCGCCTAGAGCCTTATCCAGTACTTACACATTGTTTGTGGGCAACAGGGCCATGACTGTTCTGGAGGTGAAACGATGATCATTGTGGAACATGACAACACCGGGCGGATCCTGTCGGTGGTCACTTATCCTGTAAGCGATGAATATGTTATCGGGCTGTACCCGCAAGGGCTGTTTCTACCTGTTGGCGCAGAAGTTTCTCAGTCCCTGGATTATGTAGAAAACGGTGAGTTGCAAAGGCGTCCTGTTCAGGACATTACGTTGTCAGGGAATATCCTGAGAGGTGTTCCAGCGGGAGCCACCCTCAGGGTTGAGGGTGAAAGCCATCTCGCAGATGGGACCGACGTCGAATTGCAGTTCAGTCACCCCGGTACTTACAAAATTCAAGTGATTCAATGGCCCTATATCGACTGGGAGGTCGTCTATGAAGATAAAGTTTCAGCTTAACTATTCGGAACTTCGTGTGAATGCGTACCCCACCGTTCAGGAACAGTTGGATATGTTGTGGCATGGAATGAATGATGGGAATTTCGCAAAGGTTGAGCCTTTTTACTCAAAGATAAAAAGTATCAAGGATAAATACCCGAAGTCAGATTCGTAAACAGGGATTTTTAAGAGCGGTTCTATTTTAACGGCATCGGCTTTTTGCTTGCCTGTTGTATATCCGATTTGCTGATTGGACGGCTCTGATCCTGGTGAATGTAAGTCAATTCTGGAGAAAGATATGTCTTGGTATAAAACCGGCACGGTCTCTGTCACCCAAAATTCCAATGCTGTTATCGGCAGTGGTACATCTCTTATCGCCAATTGCCGTGTCGGAGATGCTTTTCGTGGCCCCGATGGGGAGTGGTATGAAATCACGAATGTCGCCAGCGATACGGCGATGTCCATTTCTCCCGTCTACAACGGTGCCACTGCAAGTGGTGCCTATGCGATTGCTCCAGTGCAGGGGTACGTCAAGGAGTCAGCGGATCAGCTACGCGCACTGATCAACCAGACGGGGTTGAGGCTTGCGGCACTGGGTACAACCGCCAATTACGACATCCTGCCCGTCGCGAAAGGTGGCACTGGTGGGGTAAGTCCGGCAGAAGCACGAACAAATCTTCAGCTGGGCAGTGCCGCGTCGGCAAGTCTGCAAAGTAACCCGCTGGATGGGACTTCGGGACGTGTCATGCAAGTCGGAGGTTTTGGCATCGGTGGTGACGCGCCTGTTTTCAACGGCAATGTCGACGATGTGACAACGGTTCCAGCAGGACGCTGTTTTGTCATCGATAGCAGTAGCGGAACAAAGCCGCCCAGTGGCGTTTATGGATTGCTGGATACCATCAAGATCATTGGTCAGCCGGTCCATCAGACCTGGCACGAAGTGAACGGGATCGCATCCGGCGGGACCCTGCGTACCTGGGAGCGTGATCAATACGGCTTGGGGGTGTTTGGTCCGTGGCGCATGGTTTACCGGCAGAACAACATTATCGGGGCCGTTACCGGAGCGGGTGCTCCTACGGGAGCAATCATTGAGCGTGGTGCCAATGCCAATGGTGAATACACCAAGTACGCCGACGGCACCCTGATCTGCTGGAAGGCAATTACCACCAACTCAACGGGCACCTATGCAGCGGGCGTGCTGTTCGGCAGTGACGCGTACGCACCCGGTGCATTTCCGTCCGCCTACATATCGGTGCCTGCGGTGACGTCTGGAGCCACACGCGGTACGAACAACGATTGTGTCTTCGCCAGTGCCTTCACTCCACCCACGTTGAACAACTGGGGCGCATGGCGCGCAATGGCCATTTCCAACGCAGCCTTGGCTGCTCAAATCAACTTGATCGCAATTGGGCGGTGGTTTTAATGAAGATTATTTTGTCGCCGCAGCGTAGAGAGGATTCTCTGGTGCTGCACAAGCTTGGGGATCAGCTCACCGTTAACGGTGAACTGTTTGATTTTTCCCCTCTCGCGGATGGCGATACGCTGCCGGACGGTGCCATTCAATCTGAGTGGTTTGTCGGTGATGTCACCCGTGAGCAAGGCAAACTGACGCTTCATCTGTTGCTGCCGATTCCCGCTCACTACAGCCCGGCGCAGGCGTTTCCCGAAGATCTCGTCGATGTTGCAGATGGCGAGGTGGTGTTGCCGAAGCCGTTGTCGCAATCGGAGGTAACCGTATGAATATCGACTGGTCGCAACTGATCACCCGAGACATGAAAGAAGCCTCTGCTGCCGTAGCTCGATTGAACGAAGTTCAAGCGCAGCTCACGAGCCGCAGTGAGGCGGCTGCAACGCAGATTTTGCGTATTCAGGATCGTGTCGAAACCTTGGGTTATGGCATCGATGCTGGTGTGGCGACGCCTCAGGATGAGGCGGAACAACAGACGCTTGCGCAGGTGCTAAAGGCTTGGAAAACCTACAAATTCATGCTCGGCAATGTTTCCCGTCAGGCCGGTTGGCCGTTGTCGCTCGACTGGCCCGAGCAGCCGATGACTCCAGAGATTGCCGCAATGCCTGAAAGGGTCGTCGATGAAACGATCTGAGTTCTGGCAGCCAGTGATTCCCGCCCTCAGAGGCGGTTTTTTTTGTTCAAAACGAGGATTGCTGCATGTCGTGGTTAAGAGCAGGTACGGTCAACGTCACCCATAGTTCACCAGCAGTCGTCGGCGTAAATGTTGATTTCGTAACCAATGTCCGGATCGGCGATGCCTTCGTCGGGCCGGACGGCCGGCAATATGAGGTGACCAATATCGCCGGTCCGGCGGTGTTGTCGATTGCGCCGCCCTATCAAGGTGCAACGGCGAACGCTGCGACGTATTCGATCATGCCAGTGCAGGGATATCCAAAGGCGCTGGCTGATGCCTTCAACAATCTGAATGTTCAATACGGACCGAAACTGGCGGCGCTGGGTGCCACGAGTGGCTTCGATGTCCTGCCTTTACGAAATGGCGGAACGGGAGCGACGGATGTCTTCGCCGCCCGCCAGGCGCTAGGGCTGGGAGCTGTGGCCACTGATGCGATTGTCCCGATCGTGCGTGGCGGGACCGGTGCCATGGATGCGGCTTCGGCGCGCACGGCGCTCGGGCTGGGGGCAGTCGCCACAGATCCTGTCGTACCGGTGGAGCGTGGTGGCACGGGAGGTACAACGCTGACAGCGGCCAGGTCCGGCCTAGGTCTGGGCAGCGCGGCAGTTGCCGCGCTGGTGGGAACCGTCAGTCAAGTTGCGGGCATTCCCACGGGCGCAGTCATTGAGCGTGGCACCAATGCCAACGGTGAGTACGTCAAGTTTGCCGACGGCACGCTGATTTGCACGTTCATCAACAAGACCTCGGTAGCGTTTAACAACACATCCAACATGGGTTTCAACTGGACTTACCCGATGTCCTTCGTGGAGCCGGGTTTTGTGATCGGAAATCTGGTGGGCGTATTGGGTGTGGCAAGACAAGTGACGTCATTTGGCGCCTATAACAGAACCAAAAGCTTCGCCAGCATCTGTGTCTTTAGCCTCGGCCAGTTCACCGAGGCCGATGTATCGATGGTTACCTTCGACTGTCTTGCGACAGGGCGATGGTTCTAGCGACGCCTCTACTCGGTACTTCCCCATGAAAATGACTCCCTTGCTCACGCAGCTGCGTGCGCAATGCCCAAGCCTTGCCGGCCATATCGCGACAGGTGTCGACCTGGCGCTGCTGCAAGGCGACCCGAATCTGCCGATGCCCTCGGCCCATGTTTTACCGCTGGCT